TCATATAAAGTTTGCCCAGCCAAATTGCCTGTAAAGCTAGAGCCAGTGCTGTAAGCAGCACCATTGCTCCAATATACACCATTTGTGGTAATTAAGTTACCTGCAACGGCAGCACCATTTGCTGCTATTTGTAGTGTAGGTGTTGCACTTACACCACCTGTGTAAAATGTTACGTTATCAGCAGTGCCAACGCTGATGCGGCCATTGCCTGTAACATAATCAACAACAATACCATCACTGTATGTGCCTGAAAATGTGCCAATGGAATATAAGCCTTGTGCGGCTTGCACATAACTGCTGGCAGTTATGGCACCTGTTGAATTAATTGCGGCCGCAGTTACTACACCAGTTGGTGCATTTATGTCGCCAGAATATGTGCCACCACTTAATAAATTAGTGACATTGCTGTTTGTGTATGTGCCTGCTTGCACTGGCAAATTGGTCAACTTGCTGCCATTGCCTAGATAGTAATAACCTGGGTTGACCTGCACATTACCATTGTTGACAACTATGGCATTGCCAGCATATGGTCCAAATGTAGCATTACCAACAATGTTTAGATAACCATTGATTCCAGTTAATTGAGTATAACTAGTGTCACCTAGAACCGTAATGGGTGAGTGAATATATACCGTCGATGTGTCTTGAATTTCTACTACGCCACCACCCTCGGTATAGCCAGCAATGGCAGTTATGCCAGTTTGTGAGCCTGACAATGCACCCGACAAAGTTGTGGCACTGACAGTATTAAAATAGCCAGTGCCGGCTGGTGTGCCTGTATTGCCAACATCACCTGAATAAACAGGCAAATAACTGGCCACATTGGCGTTTGAATATGTTCCTGCTTGTGTAGGTAAGTTGGTCAATAATGATCCATTGCCTTTGACATAACTGGCTGTTAAATTGCCTGTTGTAGTTAGATTGGCACCTGTAATGTTACCTGTTGTGCTTATAGTTGCAGTTGTTAGGTAAGCAGCAACGTTGGTATTGCCATAACTACTACCACCAGTGCTGAATGTGGCGTTGGCGTAAGTTTCAAAATTACTTAATGCGGTTTGTGTTGCATAAGTTGCATTTGCGTATGTGTAAAAACTGCCAATATTGGCATTGGTTGTGTTAATTTGATTTTGTAATACACCAGCATTGGCCACAGTGTTGTATGTGACATTGGCATAAGTGTAGAAACTGCCAATGTTGGCATTGGTTGCGGCTATGGCAGTATTGGCAGCAGTTATATTACTTCTTAAACTAGAGATTTCATTTTCTTGACTGGCAGCATTGGCCTGAGTAGAATAAGTTGTATTGGCATAAGTGTAGAAACTGCCAATGTTGCTTTGTAAATTTGCAATAGCAGTATTGGCAGCAGTGACATTGGCATTGATGCCAATTATGGTGCTGCTGTTGTTTAATGTTCCTGCATACGTAGGCAAATAAGCAGCCACATTACTATTGCCATAACTACTACCACCACCAGTGCTGAATGTGGCATTGGCATAAGTTTCAAAACTGGCCAAATTGGCATTGGTAGTGTTTATTTGATTTTGTAATACACCAGCATTGGCCACAGTGTTGTATGTGATGTTGGCATAAGTTTCAAATGCGACCAAGTTGGCATTAATACCAATTATGGTGCTGCTGTTGTTTAATGTTCCTGCATATGTGGGCAAATAAGNTGCCACATTGGCGTTGCCATAAATTGTTCCACTGCTATAAGGTTGTCCATTGGCCCAGTAAACACCAGCTGTGGTTATTAAATTACCCACAGTAACTGTGCCCAACAAATAACTGGCAACATTGGCATTGCTGTATGTGCCGGTTTGTGTGGGAATTGTAACTGTGCTGACTTGAGTAACACGTCCATCACTGCCCACTGTCACAATGGGAATCAGTGTGCTACTGCCATAAGTGCCCGAAGACACACCTGAGGGATCAACACTGGCTTGAACTTGTGTGTTGGCACTGGTTAAACTAAAACCCACAGTGCCAGCATTGCTCAACAAACTCAATAGTGTTTGAGCCGTGGTTAATACTTGAGTAACTCCTGTGTTTTGTTGATATAAACCAATTGTGTTGCCTACTGCAACATTGGCATTTCCCGAATACCCATATAGTGACGGCATGTTGTTGTCCTTATCGTGCGGTGTAGCGTCTGTCTTGACGTGGTTGGAATATACTGGTCAATCTTGTATGTCCGCCACTCCACTTACCTTTGTTGTTTTGATCTTCCACTGTGTCCCAGGCTGTTTGAAACTTGCTGGCCCAGTAACCAGCATCGTCGGGCATTTTGCGCTTGAGATAATATTCGCGCAAGGTGCCATAGATATAACCTTCAGGCCAGCTTTGTAATACTGCATTGGTTTGCACCTGTTGTGTGTATAATGTGATATTGGTAATTGAACCAGTTGTGGGCGTTGTTCCGCCAGTCACAACCACAGTAATACCTGTTGTGCTGTCCACACTGGCAACCACACCGGCTTGGTTTGATCCCAGAGTGCCTGCACCGGCTGTGACTGTGATGGTGTCACCAATGTTTAAACCCACAGTTGTGGTCATGCCAGTTATTACTGCGGTCCATGGACCAGTGCCTGTCACAGTGGCCACTGTGCCTGTGGTGCTGATCAATTGATTTAACACTGTGCTACTGTAAAGCAAGGGCCATGTTTTGTAATAATACATGTTGATTTGTGCACCCTCGCCCAGCTTGGGCAAAAATTCGTATACTTGTCCAACTTCACCAAACTTGCCACGATACACTTGTGGAATATTCACGGGAGTTAGATATAAATTCTGTATCATTTCTTGTGTGATAATATCTCTATCACCAATACGATCATACACAATCCAAGGTCCAGCCAAGTTACCACTGGTGCCGGCTTGTCCTTGATTAAAGAACACAATGGGCTTGTTCATGTCGGCTGGAATTGGAACAGCTCCATTGCTGTTGGCCACACCAATCACAGTATAAGGATCTGTTCTTAGTGCTGGCAATTCAATATTGCGCATGGATAGCTCGGCAAGATAGATACATTGACGTATTTCTTTATCGTTACTGCTTCCTGTAAAATCTTCTACATAGGAAACTAATCCATCTGCATTGGCTATTTCTGTTGACATTATTGTATTCCTGCAAAGTTAGCACCAGCGAAGAACTTGTCTTGTCCCACTGCTGCTGGATAGGGCACGTCTATAGGTATGGGTAACCGACCGTGTGGATAACACACAAAGTCATTGTATTCCTGTTGCACCACTCGATAAAACTGTGCCTTCATGCTTTTATCGCGTTTGATTGTGTGCCAGCTCAAGCCACCAAAATATCGGTTGCCAATTTCTTGTGCTAAAATTTCGGGCAATTCAATCCATTTATATCCCAATTTGCCATCAGGCATAAGAGGTGCCAGTGGATCCATGTATCCCTCTTCGGCACGTTTACGATAGGCCAAACACTGTTCACGAATATATTCCACATTGAACTGTTCGCGCTGGATGTAAAATTTACCATCTTCACGTCCGGTTGTGGTTCGAATATTTCGACTCTTGTTAAAATCACTGCGCTTCCAGTCATTTTTAAGTGTGTTGTAAAGTCGATCGTTTTTTAACAATCGATCTGCAATGCCATTGTCTGTGGTTACTAACCCGCCTCGGTCCTGGCGGTATTGATCGGGATTGTGTTCGGGGTCGGGACCTTGTAAAAGACTTTTGTCGTGATAGTTGTTGAATTCGCTCATACAGTATTTAGTGCCAAAGGAAAAGGGCCTCTAGAGCCCTTTCCATTTTTACAAACTAACGGTTTAGATTAGAATGATTGATTGTCCCACGCATTTAAACGTTGAACATACACGCTGGCACGCAGTTGACCTTCAGCACCGTAGTTGTTACTAGATCCACCACTAACACCAACGTATGTTCCGCTTGCACTGATATCATGCAAAGCAGCAACACCAGCTGGGTTACGAACAATTAGTGTTCCTTCCATCAAGAACTGATCCAAACTTGCGTCAGCGTTTGAAAACACTTCGTTGTTTGGTCCTAGGTCTCTTAATGAACCCCATTGTAGCACTTCTTCATTCAAGAAGTAGATTTGGTTGCTGGCACCCACTTGGTCCATGATCCATGAATCAAAGATTTCGTAAGTGTAATTGAAGTCACCTTCGTATGTGGCAATTGTGTCACCACGCTCGCTGTTTACACGATTGATACCACGACTTGTAGGCATTGTATCACTTAGGTGTGTTCTTAAACTTGTTGGGCAAACAATAGTGCGGATTTTGGCGTTAAAACGCTTTTCTGCAGTTGTAACCAATTGCTTATACAAGCTGGGAGCAAACTGTTGTAAACCAGCAGTATACTCATAAAAGCTGCTTCCTAAATATTCACCGTTGTTGGTAAATGATGTTGAACCAGCAGCTGCTGCTTGTGCACCAATGTAAAAAGCACTTGTTGCGCCCACTGCATTAGCAGCAAAGCCCAATGTGTCACTTGATTCAAAGTTGAACAAAGTTGTGATTTGGTTTGTTGAAACACTTAAATTACCTGTGCCATCACCAGCGTTGAAACTGTGTGTTCCAGCAAAAGAATTTAATGAACCCATTCTACGACCAATTTGTGTAGCTCCAGTAACTTGTGTGTTACCGCTTGTGGCTGTTCCAATGTAAGCAGCACCGCTTTGGCCTGCATACTTTGTGCCCACTTGGTCATTACGAACCAATTGTGCTTCCACGTCAAACATCAATTCAATCAATTGCTTGACTTCTTGATAGGCTTGTGGATCTCCACCTGATTGTTCTACTGCACGAGCTGTTCCAGTTGCACCCACTGTGGTTTGGAAAATCTGTGTGTAGTTACCCAAGTTGGCACGTTGGTTAGATTCAGCATTGCTTGAACTAACTGCAGCACCTTCTTGAACAGCTTGCACTGCTGGAGCACGATATACGTCGTTGGTCCATAGTGGTAGTGTAGATACTACTTTACGCTTTTTAGCCATACACATGTTTAATACAGGTGTGTCGTCCTTGACGCGGTTTGATACGTCTAAATCTAGATCTTTTACGACGATGTCTGTTTGGTATGCTCCAGTGCCGTTACCAATCGCCGAGGTTGTAATAGTTGCCATTATAATCTCCTTATATATTAGGCTTTATTTTATTAACGTCTTGTGGCACGTAAACTTTGTAATCGTGCAACAAGCAAGTTATCTGCGGCTTGAGTTGCCTCACGGCCGCGACCTTTGGCTTTTTCGCGAAGACTAGACTCTTGGTCGGCTGTGCCTGAGGGCATGGCAGTTCCGGCTCTTCGGTTGGTCAGTGCGGCCAAACTGCCACCTGCTGACTTGCCTTTGGGTCGGTCTCGATATTTTAAACCATCTCTAACCAAGGCAAGCAAATGCTCGTCACTGCTGATCAGGTCTATGTTATCTACTCCCGGCACCAATTGCCTCCGAGCACCTTCCCATCCCTTACTGACTTTGTCACGAATCTCGTTGTAAACAAATTGATTACGCAATTCCTTGTCTTGAAAATTCTTGCGATTGTTTTCAAGAACTTGTGCAACTTGTTGGCGGCGGATCTCATAAAATTGATCTACATTGGGCTTCAACTGTCCAATCGTTGCACTCTGTTGTTGAATGTAACGTTCGTTCTGTTGCATAGCTGCTTGAATACGAGCCACTGCGGCTGGATCCTGCGTTTGTGCCAACTGTTGCTGAAAGGTGGTTTGGTAACCTTGTGTTTTCAATATTTCATCGTAGGCTTTTTGCAGCTGGGGACGAACTGTAAACTCCATGGCCAAAAGTAAGCCTTCAGTTTCTGATCGTTTGGTATTTAAATACTCGTCAAAATCTGCTCGCTCAACCTTTAGTTGCCTTGCATCTTCGCTAATTGCCGCTCCTTGGCCCAATATACTTGCTGCCTTTTTAGCGTCGATAACAACTTCTTTGCCATTTCGCATAAACTTGAACTTGGCGTTCGGGTTTGTGTTTGCAAAATCTAAGAAATCAATTAATTCTTCGCTAACCGTGTCCGCAGTGCTTACCTCTTCAGGGGCAGTTGCATCTTCGTTGGCATCGCTATATTCAGCGTCAGTTGCTGCAATTTCTGGCTCGGCGTTGTCATCGACAACTCCTTCTGGTGCCACAGGGATATCGGATGCTGCCGCATCTGTTACACCTGACTCGACTGGGTTGGTAGCTGCCACTTGGTTACGCATTGCGGCCATTTTTGCAGCTATTGAATCCATTCCTGGATCGATTTTGTGGGCAGGGACCGTCTCGGTAACGAGATTAGGTTTGTCCTGGACTATTGCATCCATGTTTTACCTTTCGTAAGTGTTGGGCTCTTCAAGTTTGGGTTCTTGTAAAGTTACCACACGGTTTCGTAATACAACTTGCCGTTTTAGCAAATTGATAAAATTGTCCATTGCAACAAAATGATTTGACAACGCGACGCGTTGATTTTGTGCATCCGCCGAGTGCCCTGTAACTTCTGTTATCGCATCCATGTTTTCTAACTGGAACTGTCTAACAAATAAAACAAAGTCTCTATTTTTCAATAGGTTTTCGGCAGCACTGCCCAACTGTTTCACACGATCCGCTTGCGAGGGCGCAAGCTTCTTGAGTTCTACTGTGTTAACCAAGCGGTTATTAAAGGCTTCAAACACGCTGTCATCTATCATTTCAGTTCCAATATAGTAAATTTATTTAGCTTAGGCGTAGGCCGTGGCCTTGTGTTCGCCAATAAGGGCCACTCCTTCCAACTGCTTGCCAGCACTGGTGCCTTGAACATCGGCTTCAATTTCACTGGCACGAGCAGTATCCAATTTGGCCTTGGCCACTTTGGCTTGATCATCTGGACTGGGTCCTTGTGATTTCTTTTGTTGTTGTGCACCTTGAATCATTTCTACAACTTCTTGCTCGGTGGGCAAATAAACGTCGGCATCTTTTACACCCAAAGCATACAAACTGTCTTCATAAGGTTTGCGTATCTTTTTAAACATACTGGGTGTCAATGTGCCAGCAGACACCAGGGCCTGTGTGGTTTGATACAGTTGTGTTTGGCTTTGTTGTATGATTTGATTGCGTTGCAATTGATTTTCATCACTGCGCATGCCCAAAGCTAGATCAATGTGTATGGTTTTACGATCATTAAAGCTCATGTCTTCGTAATTTTTATAGTCCAAGAATTCAGCTTTACCTTCGGGGTGAAACTCTTGTGCCAATTTTTTAACACCATAGTCATCACCATACTGTATCAAGGTGCGCCACACCAACCAAATGGCTTCTTTAAGGCCTTCGGCACAGTTTTTAACACAGTTGTCTTGAATTATTTGATTTGGTGTCAAAGCCATTTGCAGTTTGACACCACTATTGCCTGGTGCCATAACTTCGGGATTGAACACATCATTGGGAGTGGTCATGCCCACCATGGCCATGGTGTCTTGTTGTATGCGATTCATTGCACTGTCAATAAACTGCAAATTGCCTTGTGGCAACGGCAGCGGATAAATGTCTTTGGCAGGATCAAACTTGCTGTCCAAGATAAAGATAGCAGCTTCACCGTCTTGGATCATTTCAAAATCCAACTTGTCGGGCTTGACACCAATTCTTGGTGTTGCTTGCAACAAGCCCATCATGATTTCACTTCTATGTCCCGATGTCATGTATTCCTGCATGGGCACAACACTTTCTGCAATGCTCATGCCATAAAAGTTTTGTGGCAATGGTTTGGGACACATGTTGGCAATGGGTATAAACTCCACTTCTCTAGCACTGATAACATATTGACCACTGTAAATCAATTCAATCAGTTCCAGTTCGCCATCTCCGTCAATGTCGTAACGGTTGTAAATTGTTAGCACTGTGACTTGACGTGCTTCAGGTTCTTGTGCTGCATAGCCCTGTGCTGGCAAACCATTGATTGGCACACTGTCACGTGCGTGTAAAGCCAAATTGTTCAACAAACTGCCAGCTTGATATGCACCCACATTTGAATATGCAGCATAAATTTTAAATTGTTCTAGATCAATGTCGGGATAAAGTTCAGTGGCTTCTTGTATGCTCATGGGCTTGTAGTAGCCACAAAACGGTTGTTCAGTAATTGAGATAACTGTGGGGTCACACATCCAATAGTGTTGTGCAATGGGTCTAAATTTTACATTTAGTGCATAGCCAGTTAGTTTATACTTGGCTTCGTATATGGTGTTGCGTGAAATACTGGCATTGAGATCGTCTTCGGTATTTTCCAATTGTATATTGGGTGCTTCTTGATCCATCATGTCAAAATTACCAGTGGCCCCAGCTGAATGCTGTTGAATTTTGTGATCCAATTCGGCTTGACGTTGATCTTCGGGTAAGTTTTGCAACAATTCTTGAGTTTCGCTCATGACTTTTTTCATGTCCACATCAACCTTGCGTCGGCTTTGGCGCAGTGCTTTTAAACCTGACTCTTCGGCTTGTTGTTCAAATGCTTTGAGTTGGTCGGTTGTGCCTTGTGTGGTAACGTAGCGCATGATGCTTTCACGCATGGGGCTGATCATGATTTCACCATTTTTGTGCAAACAAGCATCCATGATCCAATGCTGCAGTATTTGGTGTGGATCATTATTTTGATTGATAATTTTACTCACCATGTCTGTGGCTTGTTTGCATGCCACTGAATCAGCTTCATTGTCGGGCACAAATTCAAATTTGATGTGTCCATTTTGTGCTAGGCCTTTGCTTATCACTGCGCTGGCATAGTCCACAATGGGTTTGACCACGGGATGTATATAGTCAATGCCGTTGACCGGTTCAGTGCTTTGTGTAACTGCCAACACCAAGTAGTGATAGTCTGACGCCCGATTGATATTGTTCTTGGTAGCAAGCAAACGCAAGTTTGCAGCACATTTTGAGTCCAGCAACGATTTCATTTTTACAAATCTTGACATCATGCCCTTGTGATTGTTCAAGTTGCTGATAACTACATTTTTTAAATCCAACATGGGGTAAGTCCTATCATAGTATGTATTATTTAGTGCGGATTAGCCGGCTGGATCGAATGGTTGCTTCCAACTGGGTCGTGTGCGATCACGTGCAACCTGTTGACTCTGGTATTGGTGACGGAAGTCGCGCATGCGTTGACCGGGACTTCTACCATCCCAGGGTTCAGCAATACCGTTAAGGCAGCCAAGAAGGGCATAACGAGCGGAATCAATAGCATCATCAGGATCACTAAATCTTCCCTTATCATCAACAAAGTAATTTTGGGCTTCGCGAAGAAATTCCACACAGTTTTCATTGACATGTAATGTTCCCAGTTCTAGCATTTGTCGCATGACGTTGACACCATAGCTTTTGTGATTGGTTCTGCGTCCCTGATCATCGGGAGGATTCATTATGGGTTCGCTCATGACGTTTAATTCATATTCTTCAAACAGTTCGCGTATGCTTTGACTGCTCATGGTGTAACGACCCTGTGTGTTGGCATCAGCCGGCAACACTATGGGTGTGCCAAACACTTCAGGGCGCATGAGATGATTGATATAGTTCATGGGATTGGCTTCTTCAATGCCCTTGACCACAATTTGATGATGTAGCCAAGCTTCTTGTTCATCAGGATGCCAATACATCAAACTGATCACAGTGCGGTCATTGACCAAGCCCAAGTCAAGAGCAATTATACGTCGAATGCCTGTGGTGTTGCGCAAGTCATATTCACCGGTTCGATATGTGGGCCAGTTGCGTATTTGAAACACAGCTCCTTTGCCCATGACCGGACGTCCATTGCGTCTAGCATCACGCTCGTGTGGCAAGTAATCACGTTCCAGTTGTCGACGTGTTTCCATCAACAAAAACGGTTCACCCCAAGGATCATATTCGGGCACATCGTCCCAGCTTACACGTATGTGTTGGTAACCCTCTTCATGATTCCAAAATTTACTTACCAAGCCATTGAGTCCTTTTAGTGGCGTGAACGAGCAGAGAACTTGGCCCTGCGTTGTGGCAGTTCTTGTGACAATTTCACTAAAAAAGTCATCAGGTGGTTGTTCATCAAAAATTGCCAAGTTGAGTTTGAATCCTTGCATTTGTCTGACTTCTTGTGTGTAGTTAGCAAATAGTAAATAACTGTTCGAACCAGATTGATGGCGGATTTCAACACCCATACAGTTAGCCCCGTCGCTGCGCATAGTATCAACAACAATACAATCACGGGGTATAGCGCCAGTGCCAAGATTGTCCCGAATTTTAACATCATTAGTTCCCAGTAATTCATTTTGCAACACCAAGGCCACTTGACTCCATCCCTCACCAGCCACCATGGCAGTTACCGGCTTGTCAAATCTTTTTGCAGATTCTGGCCACCAGTCGGGATAGCGGCCAGTGAGATGAATAGCAGTTTCATAACAGGTGCTGACTGTTTTGCCAATTCGATTGGCAGCCAAGATACCACGACGACTACTTTGGCCAGTTTTAAAGAATTGGTGTTGATGTTCAAACGGTCTAAAGTAGCGCAGTTGATTGTAGCGCATATCATCACTGGTTTCTATCACCAGCTCTTGAAAGGNCACACTTTGTTCGTGATTNAAACTGGCNACACGATCCAAGCCCAGGTGCGCATGATCACAAACCCAACGTATGGCACGGCGCATCAGCACTGTGTGATCAATCATTTAAAATCCTCGNCGGATGGTGTCTAATACTTGTGCTGTTTCAGCTAGGTCTCGCAACTCTGCGGTGCTCATGCGCCAAGTGAGGGGTGCGTCAATTTGAACTGACCCGCGTTTGTCCAAGCCAGCTTGCAAACGTTCCATGGTCAATCTCAAACAGTGTTCCACCTGGCCCGGATACTTGTCCAAAAAAGCTTCGCGTGTGACTGCATTGACCTTTTGCAAGATTTTGACATCGGCAGTTTGTTGAGCAGCTGCGTGTTGATGCTCAGGACCTATCATTACATCAGTCCCAATCTATCTTCAATGTGTGGCCAATTCATGATCCGCCAAATGTTGTCCAGGTATTGCTCCTTTTTCCATTCGTAATCCAAAGCATAGGCATGTTCCCACATGTCAACGAGAATCACAATATCCTCCCGCACCGCATGGTTCCGAATGGTTTTTACAGTTCCGTCTAAAGCAAGATACACCCATCCCGAACCATGTAACGCCATGGCAGCATCCTTGACAAGGGCCCGAAGGCCGGCTAGGCTTTTTGAATGTTTACGAATCAGGTCCTGGGTCATTTCACCCGGAGCACCTCCTGTGCCGGGCTCAGTAAACTGTGTAAAGTAGATGTCATGCAAGAAGGCTCCAGCACGATTGAATTCAGGACTTTCGCCCGCATTGTAGTTGTCCACATACCGCTTATACAAATGTCCCCAATGATAGTTGAGGGTCTCGCGGCTTTTGACGGGCTCAAGAGCCGATTCGGAATAGGGCAATGGCGTGCGTTTTAACGTAGGCATTAGGCTTGACTCCAAGGATTGTCCTGCAAGAGATCTTGTGTCATAACAAAGTCACGGTCAATCCAAATGTCCCATTGATTGCTTTTGTTTACACGTTGACGTTGCATGTGTGCACGAAGTCGTGTGCCAATGGCAGTGTAACTGCCGTCATTGCGACGTATGATTTGTTCACCGGTTCTGGGATCAATCCACACAATGCGTTCGGGTTGTTTTTGTCCAAACTTGTTTATTTTGGTGCCAATGGCACGTTGTGCAATGGGTCCTATAATTTCGTATGTAATGGTGCCGTTGTCGTATTTGCGAAACACCACTTGTGCACGAACTTCTTGTGCACGCCATTCGGGATCGGGATGTGGCAGTGTATTGGTTCCAAAGCGAGTTACTAAATTCAATCCCTCTAATTCTGCGGGTCTTGGTGGCAAGTTTTTAAGTGGCTCTTCGGGAATCAATTCCATTTTGTCAATGTAGGGATTTTCCGTGCCCAAGTATTGAGCGTCGGGCTCAATGCCATTCAGTGTGTCCAAAGCAATTTGGTATTTGACCTTATTGGCACGTCCTTTGAGATTCAACACCTGGCCAGTGCGGTCATACACAAAGCGTTGCAACTCTGTGGCTGTGGGAAAGTCGGTCATGAGACCTTCTATATCAAATCCTGTGTCGGTTAAAACTGCTTGTGTGCGTCCGGGAGTGACGGGGCGGTTGGGGTCTGTGGTCCACTCCACAGTGGAGTCTGCTTCGGGTGCAGTTGCAGCGGCGACTGCGGCATCGGGTGTGATGTCCCAGTCTAGGGCTGNTGCGGGTTTTTGAGTCTTTTTCATTTCAGTTCCTTGTTATAAAATATCAGNTGTTGGGGACAACTGTAACCCTGACATTAACGACCGGCGGTGCTTTTGATTCGTGATTTCTTGTTGAATTTGGCTCGTGTGTTGTCATGAATACTGCCACCATTGGTGTATTCAAAATCTTGATATTCATGTTGACGTGCTGCATAAGCGTCTTGAATCATGGTGGCTAAAGGCTCACGTGCTTCTTTAGCAGCCACAAACTCGCGACGTTTGGCGGTGTCAAGAGCTTGATTGCCCAGGCGTGGACCTTGTGCTTGATTAACATTGTCCACCGCGTGTGGATTGCGTGTGCTAGTGATCGCTCGACTGGCGCCTTCGCGTTCAATTTTTACTGGACCTTTTTTTACTGAATTCGTGATCATGTGATGTTTCCTTATTCTGTCCAACCGCTGATGGCTGTAACACTTGCTGTGCCACGCTGCAACGACGCTGGATACTGCCATTGATAATTTAAAACGCTACTGCTACAAGCAGCGCGAACTGCCACTGTTGTAGCACCAGTTGTGGTAAATGTTGTAATGCAAGGTGATCCAATTGCTGTGCTGTCACCAATACGTGCCTGGGTCGCGGTGTTGAACCATTCCAGTGCTGCGGGTTCGGATGGTGGTGGTGTGTAATTCAACAGTCTTGCATTTGTAGTCAAGTTATAAGTAACACCTGAGCTTAATGTAAATACGCCTGTGGCGTTGTTGTATGCAACGTTGGCGCCTGTTGAAGTATCCACAGTGTCAAAAATTATGGTGTTGCTTAAACGTCCTGGGCTGGTGAATACAGTTTTACCCAAATCATCAGTTGTGGTGTTATACAATGGAAAAGTGCCTGTTTGTCTGGCGCCTACTACGCCTGGTGATGCCGTGGTCATGTGGTGTTTCCTTTAGCTGGCTACTGGTGTGATAAAAACATCCACACTGCCTGTGGCCACACAAGCAACATAAATGGTATTGTTGTTTTGAAATCCAAAATTTCCCGATATGGTTTCATACCAAAGCGGTGCAATGGCAACCACTCCAGGATAAGCACCACCGTTCTTGGGATTGACTAGGTTGTTGGCTGTGATGGCATTGTTGTAAACACCCACAAACACTGTGGCGCTGGCGCTGGTGTTGACCACACGAAACGTATTGGTTAAAGTGGGTGCATAGGCCACGTTGCTGGCTGTTGAACTGGCACTCAAGTATGTGGTATTACCTAATGGAATTATTGTGCTCATGGCTTTATCCTACGTTGATCTTGTCTGGGTTTTTGGGGTATTCACAGTGTGCACCACCATCAATACGTCCGCCTTGAGCAGCTGTTGCTATGGTGAGTCGATGCGGATCGCGTGTGACGCTGGGTCCACCTTCACGTGGTGCGTCGCTGGTGTTGCCTCGACGTGCGCCAGCAAATGAACCCACATTGACCGCACGGCCATCATTGCTGTGTCCGCTCCATTGATTGTGTGCATAGCGATTAGCAGCACGGTTTACACCGTCGCCCATTTGTCCGTTAAAGGCAAAGTCTTCGCCATCGCCGCTTTGACTAGCGCGAGCCACAGGCTGGGTCATGCCCTGTCCTGGACGCATTGTATTGGAAGCCTTGCGGCTCATTGTTGTGTTCTTCATGTTACATCATTCCCTTAGATTTTTTAACTGCATGGTGAGCATCTTCATGATCGCGTCCGTCGGCGTAACGCTGATTTTTTGGATGACTGTGTCTAGTCTGCATCATGGGATGCGTCATGTCGTCACATTCGGTGCAGGCAGTGTCTGCTGGTGTGGCACGATTCCCACGTGCAGCCGTATCCGAGTTGTCACGGCGTGTTCCTGGCTCACGAGTCATTTCTCGATGTGCTTGTGCTGATCCTTGTTTCATAATCATCTGGGTTGGGTTCATGTTGTAAACCCCTTTCATCATGCTGGCTTTAGCCATTGTATGCTCCTGGTTGGCTTGGTGTATCGTCTTCGTCATTGCGCAGTTGTCCCACTGCACGTGTCATTTTATTTTTACCTGCATCCCGCTTTTGAGCCACTACCTCTTTGTGATAGTGTTCGCTGCGGCGTTGTGAGTGCTCACTGTGGTGAGGCGTGTGGTGCGCCGCTTCACGCTTGACAGCATAGCTGATGGCAATGGCCTGTTTCTGAGGCTTTCCGGCACGCATCTCT